GGACAAAGCTAACAATATGGGACTCAAGTTCTCACTATGTCCCGACATGTCTATCATAGATGGCATAGAAACGGTCCGTACAACGCTTCCTCGCATCTGGCTTGATAGAGACAAGTGCAAGAAGTTGATATCAGCTATAAGAGATTATAGACGCAGATATGATGAGAAGCTTAAGCGTTATGATCCTAAGCCTCTTCATGATCATAATTCAAATTATGCAGACGCTTTACGCTACTTATGTGTTGGTCTTCCATTAGTGAAGTCAGTCAATTCTACTCCTGAAGAGCTCGAGATGAGATATCAACAGGCCCGCATGGGCGGACCGATGTTGCCTGAGCCTTTTAGGAAGCCTTTTTAGGCAAAAAATTGAAGCAGCCATATCCAGCTTTGCAGTAGTAATACTCAGAATCCTGATCAGCAGGAATTGTAGGCAAGAGCTCAGTGAGTCTCGCATAATGAAACTCATTCTTATTCTCTTCAGTTCTCTTTCTTTGGCAGCTTGAGCAACGTTCAAGAAGCATTAGGAAGTCTTTCTAATGCCAAATCCACATTTAGGACATAGATCTCTATGCTTATTGATATAGTCTTCTTCAAGAGACTTAAAGTCATGATAGAGATTAAATGCATAGCTCTGCTGATGTGGAACAGTAGCTAATTGAATTTTGAAGTCTTTCAGATGTATGAAATATTCATTCTCATTACCTACTATCCAATCAGCTTCTTTAGATTTGTGATCATCTAAAACCATTTTGAAACATGAATTATTGGGCATTGTTATGTATTCATGAATCATTCCCCTTGCGTCCGCAGCTGTAACTATATAGGCGCAAACAGTGCCATATTTGCCTGCAGCCATCATGCAAATAGGTTTCGGTAGTTCTTTTCGTTCAATTGTGTGTGTTTTTGGCTCATTTGGCTTGTGTGTAGTTATCATTCTTAAACCTTTCTCTCAAAGTGATTTCCATCAATAAGCTTACCAGTAAAATTACCACCCCATCGATTGAGTGGATTATAACTTTTCCAGATCTCGCCGAATTGCTTATAGCTTTCAGAGCCAGTCAGATACGTTCCATCTGAAGTGAACAGATTGATATCAATAGCCAATCTTTTGCAATGCTGACTGTCCTTGATGCCTTTTCCCTTGAGTGCATTCCACTCAGCCTGTTCTGGTGTTCTATAGACTTCGCCCAGCGTGCATGAAAAGCCCGCATCATCGATTGCCATGATGAGACAAGCGACATCAATTGCGAATTGTTGTTGATGTTCTGATAGAGTCATTATTCTTCCTTTATTTTCTCTTTTTCAAAGTATGCTTTATACCCATGCTTTTGAATAAAGTCACTCATCTCGAACCAACCATATCGATAATGATTCCTGGCATAACAAGATCCGCAAATGCTAACGCTGCTATTGGGATTACATATCTTAGGATCTGTACAGAGCTCTTTAGCTTGCTCCTGGATGCGTAGCTGACTTTCTTCATATGTTTTAGGATCCATCACCATCTCCAGATATAGTAAAAGAATATGACGGTAGCGAATGCTGCGATGAGCATTAACATATCTTGGTTATAGGTTGGGTCATTCCATTTCATGTTTGCCACACTTCATTATGGTTGAACAAGCGCATACTTCATGATTGGTATCAACATTCGATACCACGTATTCTTTGTCCTTTGGCGGCTCGGGTAAAAGCATCCAATGAGTTATATCTTCATCCGTCTCACCTGTTTCTCTACTACAATCCCAACCCCACGCTATTTCTGAGATTCTCGCTCCATTAATGATCGATACTTTTGTAAAAGGATGATATAAGCCGATATAAATTTCTTTATTTCTGGGAAAATATATAAGCGCTTCAATCTTTTTCGTTGGCAATCTGTCCTTGACGCTGATCCATTCCATTATTTTCCTCATATAAAAATTCATGCAGAGTTTGAATGTTGTCTTTAACTCTTTTTAATAAGGCTTCCTGTTTATCTCTCTGTAGCTCTTTAATGTTATATAGAGCATGAATATCGATGAGAAGACTGCTAGCCAATCGTGCTATAATTTTTGGATCTTGAGTTAGAAAGTATGTTGATAATTTCTGCATAACTTCTTCGTTAGTCATCACGCCCTCCACAACCACATAGCAATCAAAAACAATACGCCCATCACAATGCATATAGCCAATATCTCACCAATGATCTTTACTTGTATGAGATAGATCAGCCATGGTGATACTTCATCGGTCACTTCTTGATACATAAAGTCATACATTCTCGCATCCTTTCCTTTCCAATACACACTCATGCCACACTTTGATGCCTTCAGCGATAAAATAACTATAGGATTTCTTGTTGCCTACTTGAATGGCCCAGGCATAGATCTCATCGAGCTTCTTCCTGGTCTCATCATCAAGATAGACTGTCATCTTTGTTTTTTTCATATAAACCTCTTGCATCAATTATACCATTATGACAGCATAGCGTCACTACCATATCACAGATATGAATCCAAATAATTTGCATCTGAATGATTGACGTTCTAGAATGGTCCCATCTCTATAGAAATCAGCTGATCCCGGGAGAGAAGATGCCCATCATTCCAGAACTCTATTCACCTTATTATGAGCCTAATGGTTATGAAGTTAGCCAACGGATGGATAATTTCTATCTTGAGGTGATCACGCACAACCAAACTGGATGGGCAGAAGCTGATCTCGATTCTCGTTTTGAGGCAAATGATCAGAGCGTCTGGTCTGAAATATATGGCGCACAAACTCCTGTTCGTCACAAGCAATATACATTCAACAGAATCAAACGCACGGTCAATGTTATCGATGGCTATCAGCGGCGTAACCGCAAATCTATCATCGTTAACCCTGTAGAGAATGCTGATCAACAAACAGCCGATCAGTTCACAAAAATTATCATGTGGGCAGTCAACCGTGAGCAGATGCTTGAGACTATATCCACATCATTCCGCGATGGCGCTCTGATTACTGGTATGAATCTCTTGCACTTGTGGATGGATTATCGAGAAGATCCGGTTAATGGTAATCTCAAGCTCGATAACTGTGCCTACAACTCGTTCATCATCGATCCCTTCTTCCGCAAGCCAGATCTCTCTGACTGCATGGGAATCTGGAAGCGTACCTATATGACGCACACAGAATGCCAATCTATGATGCCTGAGTTCAAGAAGGACATTGGTGAAGTATCTTCCTATGACGCGCGAGATGGCAAGTTCCAATATATGCCTGAGAATTATGCATATGATAAACGACGCCTATTGGCCTATGATGAATACTGGTATAGAGACTATCGCACACAAAAACTATTAGTAGATGTCGAGACAGGCGAAACGTTCGAATGGAAGGTAGATGACAAAGAGAAGCTCGATATGTTTCTTCGTCAGTACCCTCAAATTACTTTAGTGACCCAAGAGATTCCAACGGTCAAACTTGCAATACGCATTCAAAATCGTGTGGTCTATCATGGTCCGAATCCGGCAGGCTCTGATTCTTATCCTTTTGTGCCTATGCTTGGTTACTTCAATCCACAACTGCCTTATTATCCGCACCGCATTCAAGGCATGGTTCGTTCCCTACGCGATGCCCAATACCTATATAATCGTCGCAGAGTGATCGAATTAGATATCCTTGAGTCTCAAATCAACTCTGGATGGAAATACAAAGAGAATGCGCTCGTTAATCCTGCTGATGTATGGAATCTGACAGGACAAGGTAAAGGCCTTGCGGTCAAAGAAGAAGCACAAATGACGGACGTGGAGCAAATACAGCCGCCACAAGTGCCACCATCGATGATTCAGCTTTCAGAGCTTTTGGCTAAAGAAGTTGAACAGATTTCTGGTGTAAACGAAGAGCTTTTGGGCTCAGCAGTCGATGACAAAGCCGGAGTGCTTTCAATGCTGCGTCAGGGAGCTGGTCTGACCACGCAACAGATCTTTTTCGATCAGCTTGATGCTACTCAAAAGCGTTTGGGTAATCTCATGATTGAGTATATCCAACTCAACTTTACGCCAGGTAAGATAGCTCGCATCCTTGAAGATCAGGAACCATCACAGCAATTCTATTCGAAAACTTTTGGTAAATATGATTGCGTAGTTGAAGACGGCCTGAATACTTCTACGCAGAAACAGATGCAGTTTGCTCAAATGCTACAGCTTCGAGAAACTGGCGTGCCTATTACTACGCAAGACTTGCTTGAAGCAGCCACTATCCAGAACAAAACGGATATTGTTAAAAATGCAGTCGCTCAAGAACAGAAACAAATGCAAATGCAGCAGAAACAAGCTGAGATGCAACTCGCTGAACTTCAGTCTCGCATTGGCCTTGCTGATGCTCGCGCAGTCGCGGATCAAGGGCTCGGAGTTGAGCGTATGTCTCGTGTTGAAGAGAACAGAGCGTTAGCGCATGAGCGTATGGCCCAAGCGCAGCATGATCAATATGCATCGATCCTCGATCTTGCCAAGGCTATGAAAGAGTTGCAGGGCATAGATTTAGAACAGATCCACAAAGTGGTACAGATTGCGAATGATTTGAAAGCCCAGCAGATGGCGGAGCAAGCTCATGAACAGACGCTTGAGCAAGCGAAGTCATCGGTAGATAGGGATGTTAATAACAACAATCCTGCCCAAGCGGCAGTTTCTACACAAGGAGCCATATAATGGCAAAGAAACGTTACTACGGCAAAGCAGCCGGAGGACTTGAGGGCGATATCATGTCGTCTAATGGTGGTGGACCAGATCCAGTTGGCGTATCACAAATGCGTTACGGTGATGGACGCGATGGCAAACAGATGATCAACAATGATCGCTCTAAAGTGGCAAATATGCCATCTGAGATCATGAGTAAGTATTATCCTGAGAATCCATCATACTTTCCAGATACAGAGATCGACGATTCTATGCGCGGTATCGATGCTAAAGGCAAACGTGCTATGCAGAATCCGAACTATATCAAAGGTCAAATTGACTAAGGAGCCGTTATGGCAACTATGTTAAGGCCTAATAAGAAAGCTGCGAAAATTGCGTATCACATATTGGGTAATCCACCTAATGGCTATAAGCAAAAGGTCAAAAAACCTAAGCAGCAGATCAACGATTCATCAGATTATTCATCTGGTGGCGTGCTGACACATTAGAAACGTGTGTAATTGTGGGGCAGTGATTCTCCTTAATCCTGCCCCATTCTTTAAGGATCTCTATGGCTAAAAAGAAAGAAGTAACGGTAGCCAAGGGCGTGAAAGTTAAACGCGGCACCGAAGAAAAAATGCGGGAAAAGAAAGGCCAAAGTTCTGCGGGGAAATACAAAGATGTTGAACCTGGAGACTTCGCTGGCCCTAATTATACTTTCCCTATTCATAATTTGGCTCATGCACGAAACGCTTTGGCCCGCGCTCATTTTGCTGCTAATCCAGCTGCCATCAAGCGCAAAGTGTATGCAAAGTATCCTGAATTGAAAAAGCACCGTGAAGAAAGAGAAAAGAAAGGAAAATAATGGCAAAGAAAATGAAGAAAGTTACTAAAAAAAAAGTAGCAAAAAAACGAAAAAGCCCCGAAGGCAAGAAAGTTACGAAGGTTATGCATGAGTGGGGTGAAGGAAAGCTTCATTCTGGCTCTAAAAAGGGACCTGTAGTAACGAATCAGAAGCAGGCGATTGCGATAGCTTTGAGTGAGCAGCGTAAAGCTAACAAAGGTAAAAAGAAGAAGAAATCTAAAAAGAAATAGGGACGCATGACCAAGAAGACAGCAGGGCAAATCTCCCAAGAACTTCTAAAAGGCGCCTTTACTGATACACATTCTCCTTATGAGCAGATGAAAGAGCAGCTGACTGACTATGAAGCCAATATTCATCAATGCGCAAAGCGGGGATGTGAACAGTTCAAAGGCGACTTTTTTATTGTAGTTCTTATGAAGAAAGAGCGATTGATGCAAAATGTTAATCGTTTGTTCCATTTCCCACGCGCATCATGCCCAACGCCACAACATGAGCAAGTCGTCTACAAATACCATCGTAAATCACAAACAGCTGAGTTCTTGTGGGTAGTTCCCTCACTTGAAGCATGTGTAACGCTGGTAAATGAGATGAATATGGCCCATCCAGACGAGAGACAATTGCTCCAATTCGTGTTAGATTTCCGAGATGGAACGCTATTGCGAAAGGCTAAAGAGCTCAATGGCGAGCCTTTGACGTAAACAAGGAAGTCTATGGAAGAAAACGAAGTAATAGAACAATCTCCTGAG